CTTGTTGTAAAAGCGCTAATTGATTAGCCCATGGTACACAGAAGAACATCATATAATCGTCTCCTGCTGACATTGCCAGTACTTCAGTCGACTGGCTAATGTTCAATCGCACCGGTAATACTCGTTGAGATGATCCGAGAATGAATCCAGATGAATAATAATTTACTGAATATGGTGCGGAATTGAAGTACGGGAGAGCCGCTGTTTCTGGTTGATATGGCTGAGTGGCTGCAGAATAAGCAGGCGACCATCCATGTTCTATCCTTGGTGCCGTACCAGAAACATTAAGGAAAAAGCCGGCTCGGTACCCACCACTTATTCCCATGTGAACATTTCTGTAAATTCGAGTACCTCGCCAATAAAGGAACGATTGGCATATTATATTTTGAGCTGAAATTGTGGTAAGTGTGTTTCCAAGCAAAATGGAATTTGCAGGGTATTCAGCAGGCCTTTTTAAAAGATCATGTAAAGAATCAATTGTTTCGGCCATACAATAATGGTTTTCCTGAGACATAGACTGACCTGCACTAAGAGCTTCAAACTTTCCTTCGAATTGAGTTCTCAAATCAGTGTGAGGCTTATAACCAGAAAGGTCCACAATAGTTGGATCGCATGGGACTGCGAACTGAACATCTGGGCCTCCTGCTCGAAAAACGGCCATGTAAACTATTGCTGTTGAGCCACTTGGAGCTCCAACAATATTTCCGATTTGAGTGACTCGCAAAACTGGGGATGATTCAGTGGGCATACCCTGTTGATCAGTCCATGTACGGTAATTGAGATATGGAATGGCAATATTAAACCATTTATCTCCATTCACATCTATTATCATGTTTGGTACATCTCCATAGTTATTGACTGTACCATACTCCAAGCTAATTCGAAAACGGGCTGAATAGAAACCTGACATGCAAAAGTAAAAACAGTATCGTATGGATCCTCTAACATACTTGCATAGAAAACTAGTTATGGCAAGATAATCATATAAAAGAAAAGATGATCCTAGGACAACGTTCTTAACTGTAGTGTTCCACGATACCGCTGTAGAACTATTAAAAGTGTAAGTATCAAATAACATTGGTTGTTGCGCGAATTGAGCGAGCGACATGAGAGAAGTCTCCATTCCAAACATTGTCTTTCGGATTGATGTACGAGCTCCAGTATAAAGAGAAAGCTTAGTAACTTGATCTAGTCCATCAGCTTGATTTAGATCATTTGCATAGACAGGAACCATGTCTTGTGGAGCTGAATTATTAATTGGTTTGGAAAGCTCAGTATCAAAAATCATATTGATAAAATCAGCAATAGGACTCCAAACTGTTCCAATTACAGGAATTCTACGCACAACATGAGAAGTGTTACGCACTACCATTCCCACTCCAGCATCTTTGGCTGTTCTTGCCTTAGTTTCCGCTTCTTTATCCTTTGGTGCTCCCTTGTTAACAACTTTTGCCATTTGTGACTGATATCCGGCAAGATCAATAGTTTCAATTGAACCAAATACGGAAATTGGTGCTGCCGCTGGTACTGTTGGGCTAGAACTTATGAGTGTAAACAAAGGGAGAAAGAATACGGTTGCGTGCTCATTAGATGTTCCGCTAAGTCCGGTTGTATCCATCCAATCTTCAGGACTACAGTAAGGTATCGTAATCGAAAGCGTGTCTTGAGTGTTGGCAGAAAGCACCTTACCATGGTAAGCAGAAATTGACTGTATATCCAACGGAAAGCCTGTTGCAACAGTGTTGACATTCGGTAACCAACCAACAATTGCTGCTCCCTGAAAATAAATTGAACTTTGCATTTTAAAACTAATCTTGAAGCAACAGCGCATGAAACGGTACAATTTGAAAAGAGCGATTGCCTGAGTAGTCTGCGAGAGAGCCCCAATAAGAGGAATTTTAACAAGTCCAGTTGACGACGTCCAAGTAAATGACGCAATTTCGTACGCACGTCCAGTGAGATCAGTTGGTACAGGTACACGAAAGGGATTGGATATTGGCCTCCCCTCATAATCGACACACTCATCAACTTGTAAATCATTAGTGGCTTCCTTAAAAGTAGTTAA